ATTCCTTTTAATTATATAGTATTTCTCATACAAATGGAATAAGGTGGGTCCTAAGACCCACCTTAAACCTATTAAATTATAACTTAGGTTAAACCTGACCGTATACACGGTCAATTACCTTACCATAAGTCTGATTGCCATCAGGGGCATTGTACTCTGATTCAGAGGCAGGGAGAAGACGGAAAGATACAGGGAATACTGTAGCTTCATTTCTTCTAATACCAACTGTAACAGTTTCCATGGAAAGGGCTCGGTATCCAACGTAAAGACGCTCTACCTTCTTTCCAGCTGAAATACCACCTGCTGCGACCTTTGAATCTGGTCCAGGACCAACTACAAGAACTGATCTTTCTACTGGGGAGTATCCAAGAGCACCACCATTTAGGAAGACTGTTTCTTGAGCACCGTTTATGTTAGCAGATCCACCTGTTTTATCACCGTCTTTGCCACCAATGGTAACAAGAAAGTTTTCTAGAGTTGCTTCTGTGAATGTTGTGTTCAACATAACACGCTGACCTTGCTTGAAGATCTTTGCTACGTCAAGAAGCTGATCTACCTGTACTTCACCGTAATCTGGTTCAAAGGACATTTCTGCACCTTCTGAAGTATAGCCAACGTGTCTCCACTTTGTATCATCAACCTTGGAAGGATCTGTGAAAGTATTTCCATTTACATCCGAAGCCAATGTGTTTGGTGACTTTGCGATATCTGTTTCGTCATAGATTACGCCAGCATCTTTACCAATGTAAAGGACACCAGCACCTACGATAATATTTTTTGCACTATAAGACATTTATTTATTTACACCTCCTGCCAAAATAAATTTTTTTAGCTTTTCAGCGTTTCCTCAAGATAATAGTACCATGATCATACTTATGATTTAGTGTACTCATATGTAAGGATAAGGCTGGAAATTTTTCTGTCATCTTCTGCTCTGTCCCCAAGAAAGTCTAAATCTGGACTTTCCTGATCTGCTCTAATATACTTAAATCTAATGTTATTGCTAGCTTGTGATGAATTGTTAATTGCTTGGGCAGATTCGTCAAATTTCTTTACTAAGTCAAAAATGTAGTTTTTTACATACTGAATATTGGCAATATCCTGTTGTTGTTCGGAGCTTGTTACAAAATAGAAGATAGTTTGTGCTTTTTCAAGTGCCCACATTGTTCCTTTTATTGGGGGATAAATTGTGTCGTAAATGATGTAGGTAGATGGATACAGTGTATTTGGATTTGCTACTCTAAGGTCAGCAACCATTTGGTCCATGCTTTTTCCAGCTTCTAAGAATAATATTCTTGAACCGTCAGTAATCCCGTTAGGAAGTGAGGTATTAAATGCTTTTACGTTCCAAACACCATGTATTTCTTGGGTTCCAGCAATTGCCTTGTTGTAAAGATATTTATTAATAATATGAATTGGAAGCTCTAATGCCATTACCTTGACCTCTTAGAAATTTTTCCTGCAGATGCTGCTGCTTGCATAGCCATACCTGAAATTGTACCACTAGAAATCTTACGAAGTACTAGTTTTGTTTCTGATAATATTGCTCTTTCTATTCTTTCATAAAATCCAAGATCAATAAGCACATCATTTGCCCTAGATGACATAAATTGATTAAAGGTTTCAGTAAAGGAGTTTTGTACTGCTACGCCTCCAGGATTTGCAACATAGCTTTGCTTTGAAAACACAAGCTCTCCGTCAACCTCAAATACTAGGGACTTTGCTCTTTTTGGAGTAATTGTTACTGGAGTTCCAGACTCCATAATGAATGCTTTAGATTTAAAGACTTGACCGCTTTCACCAGGAATTTTTGATGGCAAAAAAGTATATTGTAAAACTGCTTTATTTTTATCAGAAGTTACGTTTGACTTAAATAGTCTTGCTCTTGGATCTCCAGATTGACCAGGCTCATATATGTGATGATATTTAGTTGGATTTACTCTTGCTAAGTGATCTATATAAGACTCAAAATACTTGGATATGTGTCGTAGCCCATACTCTTGTATTCTTACCTTTTCTTCATTAGAAAGTCTATTTATTAACTCTGCTTGAAAGTGTGCAGTTGCTGCAATTTTTTGAGGCAGCTCTCCAGTTCTAATAGATTTAAACTTTGTTTTTTTTGTTAATGAAGCAATTTTTGTGGAATCAATTCTAGACATTTAAACTCCATTTAACTTTTGAACTTCTGGTCTCATTAAAATTGTTTCATATTCAACAATGTGTCCACGATGATCTGCTATTGGGGTGCTTCCACGAGGCTCAAATATGGTTGAACCATTAACTCCAGTTGAAGGACTTTCTTTCCAAATAACAAGACCATCAGAGTTTTTAATGTTTGCTACTTTTACTGTAGAGTCTAAAGTTACTCCAGCCCTTACTTTTACTAAACTATTTGTTACTTTTAAAAACTCATCAATATTTACTGTGGTTGAGTTATCTCCAAGACCAGCCCTAACAATTCCTCTTGCAAGACACGGAATAGTTTGATTAAAAACCCAAGTTCTTGTAATAGATCCAGTAGTTGAGTTTTGTGAAATAGATGCTACATAAATGTCTGCGGTCATTGTATATGCTGATTTAGCGACACATGTCATTTAAATCACCAGCATATTAAAGTTCTTGTAAGGTGCAATTAATGAGTCAACTGCTAGGTTTCCAGTTCCAGAATAAATGTTTGGATTGTACTCTAAATCAAATGCATCGTTCTTTACAGACTTTAGTCCCGTATTTCTATAATTCCAGTCTCCACAACGCATATCTTCTACAAGCATAATGGTTGCTTCTTTAATTGCAAGAGGTACAAATTTCCATCCATATTCTCCACGAACTGTATAAAGACTGTTTTTTTCAAATCCACGCTCATTAGCAAGAACTGTTGGTTCTGCCCACTCAAATAAGTTGGCTCCTTCTTCAATGACTTTTAGTCTTGTTTTGCTTTCTGCAATTGCAACTGGTCTAAAAAATAGATTAATTGCAGGATCTTCTGTGGAATCAAAAACAACTTGGTCATCCTTTACTACCTTATCAAACGACTCAGTTCTTTTTCTTAGATCTAGAACATCACTTCCTTGACCATATGCCTGGATTGATTCATAGGTAAATCCAAACTGATCACTAACTTTAGAGTCAATGATAAATCTAGCTCTTCTCTCTAAGGCTTCTAATTGTGTTTCTTGACCAGTTATACCAAGTGCAGCCTGAATGTCTGTTACAGTTGCGTATGGTCTCACCAAAGAGGCATATAGTGTATCTTCTGTAAAAGAAGCTTGGTCAATCACCTGAAGATTAAGTTGAATTTTTCTATTGTATTTTACAACATCATATGGTAGTGTGATATGGAATGGCTGGTAGGCAACTGGGGTAGTTACAGCAGTTTTCTTTTCTGCTTCATCCGCAATTAAATAAACTCCAAGAGATGTATCATAAACATCATAAATTAAGCTATCTGTTCCAGCAGGGGCTCTATATTCAATTACTAAAGCGTCTCCGTCACTAGTTAAATATTCTTTCATTAATCAATACCATAAAAAGACTTAATCTCTTCAGTTGTAGCCTTTCTAACTTCTCCTCTTGCTAAATTTAATATCTCTTCTGCCCTGCTTGCTGACATTACCTGAAATGGCTGCTCAAATGTAAATGTCACAATATTTGAAACATTTAGAGCACTTCTTGGGTGAACCATCTTTAAAACAACATCTCCTTGAGAGGATGTTTCTACTTTTTCTTTTGTTTCTACTTTAATTTCTGCTTCTTCTTTAATTTCCGCTTCAACAAATGTAAAGTCTTTGTCTACTTTTTCTAGATAAGATTCCCAGGTATATCCTGATTCCTCAATAGCACCAAGGTAATCAACCTTTTTCTTTAAATCTTTAACATCAATATCTAGTACTTTACAAATTGCTTTAAGCTCAAGAACTGTTTTCTTTTCAAACATGCGTCTGCCTCCACATTAATTATACTACAAAAAAATAGAAGAAGGGCTACATTTCTGCAACCCTTCTTCTTTGTGCTTAAGCTTATTAAGCTGAAGGCTGACCAACTGCAATAGCTGATTTTTCTTCAAGTGCAACGCCCATACGAACGAATACTGTGTATTCCATAGTATCCTTCTTTGGCTTGAACTCACGATGTACAGTAACATCTCTCTGGAAGCCCCAAATACGGTTGCTTGGTACGGTTAGATCAACATAGTTGTCTGGGTACAAAGGAACTTCTAGTACTGGGAGTCCGAAGATTAGATACTGAGCACCTGCTGGTCCACCAATCTGTGGTAGAACACCATCGATCACTCTCTGTGCAACAGCCTCTGGAACACCACCTGCTCCGATTTGACGGAGTTCAGCGATTAGTTCCTGAAGATGCTTGCTGTTCATGTAGAACTTCAGATCCTGACGGCGAGCCTTGAACTTACGAGGCAAAGCATTGTAGATAGTCTCCAATGCTTCTAGTGTTAGCTTTGTTGAAGCACCATCATCAGTTTCAGGAGAAGTCTCCCAAATGTTGGTCATGGTTGCAGCAGCTGCTGCAGCTTCGTGGGCACCTGCATAGTTTGTGTCAAGTGTCTGACGGATAAATCCTGCAAGGGTATTATTGTAAGTACCATTGCCAGATG